CCTGAATGTTGCCAACCAGCAGGCCAATCCCATCAATGAGCTGGACTTCCAGGTGGCGGCGAAGATGCAGAAGGTCAACCGGGATATTGAGTTTACCTTTATCCAGGGAACCTTCAACAAGGCCACTTCTGATGCCACCATCAACAAGACCCGTGGACTGGTGGAGGCGATTACCACCAACACCAAGACCATGTCCAGCAAGCCTCTCGGCCTGTGGGACATTGCTGATATGGTGAAAAAGATTTACGGTGCCAATGCTCCTACCGATGGCCTGTGCCTGTGGTGTGATGCTACCACGCTGTTCCAGGTCAATGCTGACGCTGTTCAGAATGGCCTTACCGTGGTTCCTGCTGCCCGTGAGATCAACGGTATCGCCCTGTCCAGTGTGGTCACTCCCATCGGCGTGGTGTATCTGTACCTGGGCGAGTGTCTTCCCGCTGGTACGGCTCTGCTGCTGAACCTGAATGTGATCGCTCCCGTGTACCAGCCTGTCCCCGGAAAGGGCAACTTCTTCCTGGAGCCTCTGGCGAAGACCGGTGCCGGTGAGAAGTATCAGCTCTTCGGTCAGATTGGTCTTGACCATGGCCCTGAGTGGTATCACGGCAAGTTCACCGGCATTGCTCAGAGCTTCACCGCTCCCAAGTACAGCCGGAGCGTGTTCATTGCTAACGATGAAACCAATCCCGTTGCTACCAAGGAAGTAGTTGCTGGCTAAGGAAAGGATAGGTGGAAAGTCATGACCGATACTGAAAAGCTGACCATGCTGAAAGCTATGACCGGCGAGAAGGACGAGAGTGTACTTTCCACCTACCTTTCTATCGCTGGAAACAAAGTCCTGAAACGGGCTTATCCCTTTGACAGCACCGTGACCGTGGTTCCAGACCGGTATGCCTACAATCAAGTGGAGATCGCCGCTTATCTGGTGAACAAGCGTGGGGCTGAGGGAGAAACGGCGCACAGCGAGAACGGTATTTCCCGTTCCTACGAGGACGGAGATGTGCCACCTACGCTACTGCGTGAGATTGTTCCCTGTGCCAGCCTTATCGGAAAGGAGCCGGTGGTATGAGAGTCATGGAGCGCAACAAATCTGCCTACTGGTATCTGCTGTATGACAGAAAAGAGCCGGTAAAGAATGAAGAGGGTCATGAAACGGGCGATACCCGTGTGGTCTACAAAGAGGCCGTGAAACGGCGGGACAATGTTTCCGCCGCAACCGGTTCAGCTCAGGTGGAACAGTTTGGCAACTTCATCTCTTATGACAAAGTGATTGTCACGGACGATCTCACTTGCCCGATTGATGAAAATACCGTCCTGTTCATCGACAAATCACCTGAATATGACGATGACGGAAATCCTCTTTATGACTACATCGTGAAGCGTGTTGCAAGGAGCCTCAATTCCATCTCTTACGCTGTGAGCAAGGTGACGGTATCGTGAAGACAATCAAAATTCCTTTATCCGTGGCCGGTATTGACAACGCCATTCGAGAGATTAACCGGTATCAAAGCTGGTTGAAAGCGAAGACAAGTGTTCTGTTGGACAGGTTGGCGCAAGAAGGTCTGTCGGTAGCCTCCGCCAACTTCGCAAAGGCAGCGTATGACGGCACCAATGATGTGTCTGTGTCTGTGGAGCAGAGAAGGGCCGGAGTTCGGGCCGTGGTCGCTGTGGGGGCATCGGTACTTTTCATTGAGTTCGGCACCGGCGTGACCTACCCGGATAACCACCCGGAAGCCGCAGAACAGGGTATGCGCCGTGGAGAATATGGGGCAGGTCACGGTAAGCAGCCGTCTTGGGGTTACTACGGAGAACCCGGTACGAATGGTGTTGTTCACACTAAAAAGGACGGAAAGGAAGTAGTCATCACCCAGGGCAATCCGGCCAATATGTCCATGTATGAAACTGTAAAACACTTGGAGGGTATCTTGCCCGGACTGGCAAAGGAGGTATTTCGATGATTGATGTGGAGAGTCAAATCTACACACCGATTGCGGTAGCCCTCCGGGAAACTTTTCCTGGTATTGATGTGAGCGGCGAGTATGTGAAAGCTCCATCCGCTTTTCCTCATGTGAGTATCGTGGAACAGGACAATTACCCCACTCTGGAACATTTAAGTACCAGCGACAAAGAGCAGTTCGCAACGCTGATGTATGAGGTAAATGTCTATTCCAATAAATCGACCAGTAAGAAAAGCCAATGCCGGAACATCATGAAGGTCATTGATGATCTCATGTATCAGCGTAATTTCACCCGCATTTCCCTGTCCCCTATCCCCAACTTAGAGAACGCAAGTATCTACCGCCTTGTAGCTCGGTATCGGGCAGAAACAGACGGTACAAATCTTTACAGGAGGTAAGTTGAAATGGCGATTAGCACCTATAAGGTCTTTCTGATGAAAAAGAAGACTACCCCCGAAGAAACCTATGAAAAGCTGGTTGACATTAAGGAGTTCCCCGACCTGGGCGGTGAACCCGAAATGCTGGAAACCACTACGCTGTCCGACAATATGCAGACCTATATTGCCGGTATTCAATCCCTCGACGGCCTGTCCTTCACGGCAAACTACGATATGGCTACCTTTAAGAAGCTGAAAGAGCTGGAAGGTAAGGAAGACAGCTATGCCGTCTGGTTCGGTGGAACCGAGTCCGGTAGTGTTGTCACTCCTGATGGCTCCAACGGCAAGTTCGCCTTTAAGGGCCAACTGTCTGTATTCCCTGTGGGCGGTGGTGTAAACGAGGTCGTGGACATGAACATTTCCATTGCCCCGTCTACCCCCATCACTTTCTCTGACACCTAATCACAACGGCCTGACGATAAGGAGGATTTATCATGGCTAAGACTCTGACAATCAAAGACCCTGTTTCCGGCGAGAGTTATACGCTGGAATATACCCGCAAGACCGTAGAGATCATGGAGAAGCAGGGCTTCATTGCGGAAGATGTTGACCGCAAGCCCATGACCATGCTCCCGGCTCTGTTTGCCGGTGCGTTTATCGCTCGGCACCGCTTCGTAAAGAGAGAGGTCATTGACCGCATTTATGCCCGTCTGCCCCGGAAAGACGAGCTTCTGCCGAAGCTGGTGGAGATGTATAACGAACCCATTCTCTCTCTGATGGAAGAGCCTACTCCTGACGAGGGTAGCGAGGGAAACATGGACTGGACTGCCAACTGGTAAGCGGGTTGCAGTCCGATGAACGAGGGGGCGGTGGCGTAGTTCGCCCCGCTCCCCGTTTCGCTTACACGGAAAAGTTTTATGAAGTGTTCCCCTTCTACTTGGCAATCGGTATGACTGCCGAACAATATTGGGACGGAGATTGTGAGCTTGTCAGATACTACCGTAAAGCCGCAAAAATTCGACAAGATTTGAAAAATCAAGATGCGTGGTTGCAGGGAATGTATATCTATCAGGCGATTGGCAATCTGGCCCCCATCCTTCGGGCTTTTGCGAAAAAAGGCACCAAGGCTGTGCCTTATCCCGATCAGCCGTTTGCGCTGAACACCATGCAGAAAGGGGAAAAGGAGCAGGCCAAACAGGAAAAGCAGGACGAAAAGGCAAAAGCCTATTTCCAAGCATTGGCTATGTCGTTCAACAAGAAATTTCAGGAGAAAGGTGGTGGCGTAAATGGCTGATAATGTGGAAATTCAGGGTTTGGAATTTCAAATCCAAGAGAACAGCGCAGGGGCCGTAGCCGGGCTTGAAAATCTGAAAAAGGCTCTGAGCGGGTTGAAATCTGTGACCGGCAGCAGCGTCAAGGGGCTTGACAGCACCAGCAAGAGTATTCGGGAATTGAAGAACGCTCTCTCCGGCCTGAACAGCGGTGATATGTCCCGGAAGTTGACGCAGATTGCCTCCGGCCTGAGAGCATTGGAACAGGTCAGAGGGGTCAAGATTTCCAATTCTATCCTTAATCAGCTTAACGCTCTCAATGCCGCCCTGAAAAATGTCAGGTGGACGGACGGGGACAAGATCAGAACCCTTGTAGATGGTCTGCGTCCTCTGTCTGAGCTTGGAAGAGCCAACATGACTTCCTTCATCAATCAGCTCGGAAAACTCCCGGCATTGATTGACGAGTTGGAAAAGGCAGATGTTGACAAGTTCACTCGCCAGATGAAGGAGCTTGCCGCCGCTATGAAGCCTTTTGCGAATGAAATGCAGAAGGTGTCCAATGGATTTTCCGCCTTTCCGTCCAGAATACAGAGGTTGATTGCCAGCACAGACCGGTACAACAATTCTGTAAACCGGGCCACTACCGGTACTAAAGCGTGGTCTAACGCTCTCACAGGTATCAAACTTTCCACGGTACTTTACGCCTCTAATCGAATTGGTGCCGCGCTTGCCGGATATATGTATCAGGCTTCCGAATGGGAAGGTATCATGTATCGCTTTGGTCGAGCTTTTGGCAAAGAGGCAGAAGAAAATTACAAGTGGATTAACCGCCTGAACGCTGAGTTGCAAATCAATGTTCAACAGTTCATGCAGTATGCTTCCATCTACGGCACTATGCTGAAAGGCTTCGGTGTCGCACAGAAGGACGCTGCGGCCATGGCTATGAACTATACCGAGCTGACTTATGATATTTGGGCCGGTTACAATGACATTTACAAAAGTTTTGAAGACGCTGCCGTTGCTGTGCGCTCTGCTATTGCCGGTGAGGTTGAACCCATCCGTAGAGCCGGTTTCACCATCGTGGACTCTCAGTTGAAGATCACGGCGGCAAATTACGGTATTGCGTACAGCACTCAAAGCGCAAGCGAGGAATTGAAGTCCTATCTGCGGTATCTGACCCTGATTGACCAGGCTAAGGCGCAAGATTTGATTGGCACTTATGCCCGTGAGATGACTACCGCAGAAGGACTTATGAGAACTTTGCGCCAACAGCTTACTTCTCTGTCCCAGGCATTTGGCTCTTTCCTTCTTCCCGCTTTGGTAAAGGTTTTGCCCTATGTGCAAGCCTTTGTGGAGCTGATTGGGGAAGCGATTGCGGCTCTGGCACAACTCTTTGGCATTGACTTGAAGCCGGTGGATTTCGGAGTCAGCTCTGGTGCCTCCGCAGCCGGGGACATGGCCGATAACCTTGGTGACGCTGCGGGTGCCGCAAAGAAGCTGAAACAGTACACCGCTGGTTTTGACGAGCTGAATGTTTTTGACCCTAATCAGGGAGCCGGGGGAGCTGGTGCCGGTGTTTCAGGTGGAGGCTACGAGGGTGAGTTTGACATCGGTAAACTGTGGGACGAGAGCATTTTTGAGAACATCAATTCCCAGGTTGACGAGCTGAAAGAAAACCTGAAAGGTGTTCTTTCCACTGTAACCAGTATTGCGGCGGGTATTTTGGCGTGGAAGGTCGCCAAAGATTTTTTAGCGGCCTTGAAACTTCTGAAAGAACTGAACTCCAAGAATTTTGCCTTCAAACTGGACTTCAAAGTTCTCGGTTTGTCCATGTTCCTTGCTGATTTGAAGGAATTTGAAAGGTATCTGAAAGATTTCCTGGACAACGGCCCCACCTTCCAGAATGTTGCTGGTATGATTAGTTCCTTTGCCGGTATGGTGGGGGACGCTCTGATTATGCTCGGCGGTTTGAAGGTCGGTGGTGCGCTGAAAGTTATTCAGGGTATCGGTGAGATCGTCATTGGTATTAGCGACATTGCAGAGAACGGTGTCAATGCGGAAAATGCCCTGACTGTCATCCGAGGATTGACTAATATCGCCATTGGTATCGGCGTGTTCACCGGAAATATCAAGTTGGCGGCATGGAGCGTAGCCATTCAAGGCTTCACCACCATCATCCGTGAGATCGCAACAAATTGGGACGCTATCAAGCAAGGCGATTGGAGCGGTGTGGACAAGGTGGCTCTGATTATTGGCGGTTTGGAAATCCTGAGCGGTTTGGTAGTCGCTCTTGATGTATTTTCCAAGTTGAAGGGTATCTCTAACCTGGGCAATGCCACTACCGCTATGAACACACTCTCCAATGCTACGGGAACGATTGATACTACCGTTAGTACCCAGCTCTCTCCCAAGCTGAAATCTCTGGCGAAGAACCTCGGCCTTGGTGTGGTAGTCATTGCCGAAGTTGCTGCGGCGGCAATTATCTTTACCGGGGCAATAGCCATTATGGGCTTTGAATTGGAAAAGGTGGGAGAAGCGTGGGAGCCGGTACTTGAAAATGGGGAAACCGTAGTTTCGGGTATTGCGCTTGGAACCGCTTTATTGGCCGGTGTAGGTCTGGCGGCGTATGCCCTGGGAACTGGCGGCAAAACGATTGCTTTGAATATTGGTATCGGAACCGCCATTTTGTTAGAACTCGGCGTAGCCGCTGGCCTGTTCATCATTGAGGTATGGGCTATCGGCAAAGGGCTTGACGAGATCGGTCAGGCATGGCAACCGGTTCTTGACAACGGAGAAACGATTGCGGCTGGTATTGGTCTTGGCACCGCTCTACTGGTAGGTATCGGTGTTGTGACAGCGGCTCTCGGAGCGGCTACGGTGGCCTCTGTGGGGCTGTTACCCATTGCGGTAGGCTTGGGTACTGCTATTCTGGTCGAACTTGCTGCGGCCTTTGTACTGTTCACAGAAAGCCTTGTAGCTGTGGCTGACGAACTGAATTTCAAAGCAATCG